GAAGCGTGTGTGTTGGTATTGCACCACGTATCAGAGCAGAGTGAGTATGGCTCTACACATAACCCACCTGCACGTCGTGCTATTCACGGAAAGGTGAGTCAATTGCCGGCGCTGATACTTACACTTGGTTATGATCCTGGTGAGAATATACTTAAGGTTGCTGCGGTTAAGAATCGCTTTGGGCCACACGTTGCTGATGGCACTGATAGCGCTTCGCTCTTTACTAACTATGGTGCTTGTCAGATAAATGATGCTGACGTTTATGGCAGAATGAATAGACATCAAGCGATGGTGGCAAACAATGTTTGAGTGGATAGAGCGCAAGATAAGAGAGAAGATTATCCGAGAGATAGAGGACTGCATTGACTATCCAGAGGATGATTTTGAGCGTGGCCTTAACAGAGGTATGGCGATAGCCATTAATATTATTAGGAGTAAGAAAAGGTGAATAAACTTATATTAGATCCTGCTTCATCTATGAGGTCATTCTATTTTAATAAAAAAGATAGCCGAGTGTTGTTTGGTGATATCAGGATTAAAGAAACTCACTTACTCACTAATGGTCAAACTATTCATATAGAGCCTGATGAAGTTATGGACTTTAGAGCAATACCTTATCCGGATGAGTCGTTTCAGTGTGTAATATTTGACCCACCCCATATGCTTAATCTTTCAGAAAAATCTTGGATGCGTAAAAAGTATGGAGTTCTTGATAAAGTAACTTGGCAAGAAGATATAAGCCAAGGTTTTGCTGAATGTTTTAGAGTCCTTAAAAATAACGGGACTTTGATTTTTAAATGGAATGAAGTATCTATACCATTAAAGGAAATTTTATCGTTGACTACACATAAACCAGTTCTTGGGCATCCTTCAGGTAAGAGAATGGGAACTCACTGGGTTTTATTTATGAAGACAAACGAGGAGTAAGAAGTGACAGCAGTTACGCACGATGAATTACTAGCAGAAGTTGATCATTTAATTTCTGTTCTTACAGACAGTTTTGGTGTGGAAGTTCTTAGGAAAGTAGTCGAATTACATAGGCCAGTAGGTCGTTATTGTTTTTCTTGTGTAGGAGAAAATGCTAACGGCGTATTATATCCGTGTCCTACTATTGAGGTTATTGAAAAAGGGTTATTGTGAACGCGGTGAAATTACTTGGCAAGTAAATACAATAGAGTCAAAGGTAGCATCTTTGAAACAGATGTTATGAAGTGGCTCCGCAAAGCAGGTGTCCTAGCTGAACGCTTAACTAAAGCGGGTAGCAAGGATGAGGGTGATATGGTCGTTGTCATTGCTGGCAAGACCTACATCCTTGAACTCAAGAACAGGGCAACTTTATCGTTGCCGCAGTTCTGGAGGGAAGCAGAAGTTGAGGCGCTTAATTATGCTAAGGCTCGTGGTATCGGGGAAGTGCCACTGCATTATGTTGTAGTCAAGCGCCGCAACGCTGGCATAGAGAACGCTTGGGTAATCCAAGATCTTAAACAATGGTTAAAGGAGAAGCAATGAAACGTTATACAAACATAATTAAATGTAACAACTGCCCTTATACCAGGGGTAATAGTGATTGGTATACAAGCAAGGAAACTAAAATTCTTTATTGCACCAAAGACTGTTACCTAGCTAAAGAAAAAGGTATTAACAGTTGGTGGAACGAAGATGGAACACCGAAGGAAAATAGTTTAGAGCTCCTTCTTAATTCAAGAACAATAACAATAGAAAGGATAAGATAATGGCAACACCAGAAGGTGCTATCACTAGCACAGAAACTTGGGTAGCAACACCAGAAGAAGTAACGCCGGTAGTTGAAGACCTTGATTTGATTGAAGAAAAAATTATTGACATTAAAGGTTATCCAGTAAAGTTGATAGAGAAGATAGCAGATATGATTATGAAAGGTGGTTACGCAGAACAGGTAGCAGTTGATGTTGCTGAACTAATAACCAACTGGAAAGAACCTAAAAAGAAAGATGTTCCAAAATGATTTGCCACGACTGTCTAGTTGGCGGTGTATTAAACACCGAAGGCTACTACGATAAGGCCACAGACTTACACTACGAATGCGAGGATAAGGGGTGCGTGTGTCAGCACAAGGTTGGTCCAGGGTTGATCGTAAAAAAAGGTTTAGTGGTGCCACCGATGCAAATACAATCCCCATAGGGCCAATAGTTTTAGCCTTTGGTGGAGAAGTAAGAGAAGGTAAGTCCAGCTCGGTGCGTTGTGTATTGCACAACGACAGTAGGCGTAGCGCAGTAATCAACACAATAGATAATCTCTATTACTGTCATACCTGCGGTAAGGGTGGCAACGCAGTCAACTTGGTTTGTTTATTAGAGAATATGGAGTTTAAAGATGGCCTCAAACGCGCAGTCGAAATTGCTGCAGGAAGCGGCGCAACGATACGCACAGCAAATAACTCCCGAAACTCTAGTCGCACTCGCAGAACGTGGGATCTCTGAATTAGTAGCAGCTAAGTATCAGATAGGAACTATCGTTGAACCTATCAATGGACACGAGATGTATGAGGGTTGGATATCTATCCCATACATAACAGTTAATGGGTCTTGTGTTGGCTTTAAGTTCCGGCGCTTAGATGATGGCAAGCCTAAGTATGGTAGCCCGACAGGGCAGAAGGCTCACCTGTATAATGTTACAGATATTACTATTAGCAGTAAGCATATTGTTATTACCGAAGGTGAACTAGACGCAGTCATTACTTCAGGAGTTTTTGGTATACCAGCAGTTGGAGTGCCAGGAGTGGCTGCTTGGAAGACACACTTTCCTAAGTTGTTTAGTGGTTATGAAACTGTATATGTTGTTGGCGATAACGATGTTAAAGAGGATGGCTCTAACCCAGGAGCTGAGTTCGCTAAGCGTGTCGCAAACGAGGTGATGAACTCAACTATTGTTACACTACCACCTAATATGGATATCAATGACTACTACCTAGCCAATGGTGTCGAGGCTACTCGTAACCTACTGATAGGAGAGTCTAATGAATGAGCGAGGAACTAGAATTAGCCCTGAAGATATTGATAGACAACGGCTTCATAGTGCTGAGCATAGACCCGATTCACAAGCGTTTCGTGGTAACCCTGCCAGCAGTCCGTTAGCAGATCATCCAGTAGTTGCTTCGTATCGCAGTGCTGGTGGAGTAAACACCGATGACCTTACTTCGTTCATAGAATCCTTCGCTTCGCTTCGTGCAGGCCGTGTTAAAAGTGTAGGACACGATCAGTATGCGCTGGCTAATGGACAGAAGTTTGAGTCGTTCACCACCGCAGATACCATTAGAGAATTACTAGAGGAGATAGCTGACGCTAGTAACTACCTAGACTTCCTTGCTATCAAACTATTAAACATCCAACACACAATAGATTTGGTGTTACCTGACTGTGACTAAAATGGAACTGATACTAGGTAATGCCCTAGAAGAACTGCCTAAAATAAAAGTGAAAGAACCTAAGTTTGTTATCGTAACCGACCCACCTTTTAATGTTGGTTATCATTACAATAGTTATAAAGACAATATGGATTCAGAAGAATACTATGAAATGCTTGCATCTATATTCCAGTATTCTCCTTTTGTTGTTATCCATTACCCTGAAGAAATATATAAGATAGCATTTCAAATTGGGGAGTTTCCTGAAAAAGTTGTTAGTTGGGTTTATAACTCCAACACTCCAAAACAACACAGAGATATAGCCTTCTTTGGTATTAAACCTGACTTTAAACAATATGGACAACCATATAAGAACCTTAAAGATAAAAGAATTATGCAAAGAATTGCTGATGGCAAAACCGCAAGACTGTATGACTGGTGGGAAATAAACCAGGTTAAAAATGTATCTAAAGAAAAGACAAATCACCCTTGTCAAATGCCTTTAGAAGTTATGAGAAGAATAGTAGGTATCTTGCCACCTGATTACACAATAGTAGATCCGTTTATGGGTTCAGGAACAACGGCTTTAGCTTGCAAAGAATTGAATCGCAACTTTATAGGTATCGAAATGGATGCTGAATACCACGCTATTGCTCAGCAGAGAGTCGCTAATGACTGAACTAGACCCTGCGATATACGACTTAGTTCCTTCCGTTACTAATAGTATTCACCGCCGATACAAGAACTTTATTGAGAAGGCAGACCTTGCTCAAGAGTGTTATGTGTGGGCTACTGGTCGCGCTTACTATATCAACGAGCAGTTAGCCGAAGAAGATCCCGAACAATATAAACATAACCTACAACGTATTGCTTGGCAAATGCGTATGGTAGCTGAGCGCTACGCTCGCAGGCAGAAGGCTGATAAGTCTGGTTACTCAGTAACAGATGAAACTTATTATGAGTCTGCCACCTTGGGCCAGCTACTACCTTATGTAATTGCTTCAGTTGTTGACGGCACAGTCTTGGAACAGATACAAGATATGATTCAAGACGGACAACCACGCGGCTCATCATCACCTTCAGAGGGTCGTAACTTGCTTGCAGTTCTCATAGATATTAAGAAGTCTTATCTAAAGTTAGACCAGCCTGATAAGGATTTGCTACTGCTTAGACACCACGAGGGGCTTACCCTCCAGCAGATAGCAGAGGCATATGGTTGTGCTTTATCTACCGCCGATAGGCGTTGTTCTAATTCACTTCGCAAGTTGCAGAACCTACTCGGAGGAGATAGCCCTTGGCGATGATAGAAGCAGAGTTATTTGAATACTTAAAGGAGAGTTTATATCCTGATCTCATCAAGAGTCCTGGCATATTTGATTCCTTTGATTGTATTAGTCAACAAGCAGGACATTACATAGAGTTAAAGTGCCGCAATACCCATTACCCAACCCTCTTGATAGAGGAGATGAAGTATCGCAAGCTCATAACACAGAGCGCAGAGCGCGATCTCATCCCCTTCTACATCAACTCTACTCCACTTGGTATCTATTCTTTTGACCTAATGGATATACCAGAGCCAGAGTGGGTTACTCATTGGATGCCGGTTACATCAGAGTTTGCTAACCGCAGTAAGGTTGAGAAGTTAGTAGGATATTTAGATATAGAGGAAGCAATTAAACTATGATCTATGATTACAAGTGCAAGTGTGGTTCAACCCTACAAGTAGAGCGTTCTATCCACGAGGAAGCTAGTAACCCTGTTTGCTATGACTGCCACGAAAGTATGGAGAGGGTTTGGTCCTCTCCCCCTGTTACCTTTAGAGGGACTGGCTTCTACTCTACGGATAACCCAAAGTAAAATAGTAAAGCCCCACTGGACGGATTGGTGGGGCTTACTTATGCGGGGACGGAAAGAGGGTTTACATCAACCCGCAAACTTAGTTTAACATATCAATACCAGTTGTGCCGACGTTGGAAACTGTCGGCTCGACAAGGTGTGTTGTATCGGTGGTCAATGTATCTAAGACCGCGCAAGATTTGAGTAGTAGGATCTCTACTTGTTTCTCCAAGGTGCTGAGCAATGCCAAAA